ATCATCATTATTCATAATTACAATAGCAAAGTTCTCGTAGTCCTTAGCTAGTTGTTTGACTGTTTTATCTAGTTTACTCATTGTTAATATCCATTATTTCGGGTTCTTGTACTTGCTTTAACTTAGCAATGCGATCCTTCGCAGCCTTTATTGTATCATCATAGTCTTGCTGAGTTATTACCTTCCTGTCCTCGGTTATATTTGTAGCCTCTCCGCGCGCAGTTAAAGCCTCTCTAGCTGCATTAGCTTTAGCTATTGAAAGCTCCTTGAGGTCTCGGAATGAAATACTCATTTCTGGGTCATTTTCCATCTTGTCCCGAACCTTATCAATTAAGTCCTCTTCTAGTGAACTTAGATTCAGGTAATTCTTGGAAGCTAATCTACCACTAAGCTCCCTGAATTTACCCATAGCATCAGCATAATCAGATAGTACGCTTATAACAGTCTCCCTAGCGAACCCGTACTTTCTTACAATTTTTGTTTGAGAACTACCCGTGCTAAACAAATACAGTATCTGGGCAACCTTTTCGGGCGCATAACGGCTTAAACTCTTAATCTGACTAGCCTCCTTGATGGATTGGACACGCTGAATCTCTTCTGAGATCTTTTCCATCAATAATTCTTTGGCATTATTTTCCTCCATAATATCACTTTTATTTAGATTTTATGTAAAAATGTCAAGTGAATACCACTTTTTGCTTGACATACTTTTAACGCAGGTATACCTTAAGGATACCGAGCCTTAAGATATATGTATACTAGAGGCATAAATGCGAGTATAAGCGAGCTAGGGTAACTCTATTCGGTAACCATAAGTCTTGGGTACCTTAAGGTATACGGGAGATGGGTGGAAACCGCCCTATGAGCGACCATTTTTTTTGAGGGGCACTTAATATATAAACATAATTGCAAGAAAAAAAAACAAGACCCCCTCCCCCCCCGTTCCCGATCCGCTCAGGGGGTACCCCCATTTTTGAAAGAGGGGGGGGTTCCGCGCTTCTCATGGGTACCCCGTTTTTTTTGCGGCGGTGCGATACATTCAGGGGGACGGAAAAGGTGCGCTTTTACGCTTGACGGTGCATCAGGGGTACCCCATTTTCTGAATCAGGTGGGGCACGCTGCCCGCACCAATAACAAAAAACAAAGGAACACAATGAACCAAAATACCGCACAAAGTATCGCCCGCACCATGAACCCTGAACGCCGCATTGGCGTAGAGCTTGAGTTCTGGCTGCCTGAGGCCAACAAAGACACCTTGAAGAGCGCACTCCGTATGGCGGGGGTACCCCTCAGGGTTTGCGATTGGGGCACCGCTCGTTATGATTCAGCCGCGCCCGTGTGGACGCTGAAGCCTGACGGATCTCTGAACAGCAACCGTCCAGCGGGGTGCGTAGGCATGGAGGTCACAAGCTGCCCCATGGCCGCCGCTGATTTGTTCCGCGATCTGGAGCGGGTGATCGCTTGCTTAGATCAGGCGGGTGCATTTGTGAACAAGCGTTGCGGCTTTCATGTTCACCATGAAGGCACGAAATACACCGCCAAGCGCCTCCAGAATTTGCTGAATTTTGTGGTAAAGAGCGAGTCCGCTATGGACAAGTTGGTGGCACCATCCCGCCGCGAAAACCGCTGCCAGTGGTGCGAATCAAACAAGGGCTTGCTGGATGTGTCACGATACGTGCGCCAGCTTTCAACGCCGCACCCTAAATTGAAGGGTACCCGTGCGTGTGAGATCTTGAGAAGCAATGACATCAGGTACCGAAAGCTCAACATCAAGTGCTTCAAGGGGGATGAACATGGCACGATTGAGTTTAGGCAGCATCAGGGCACCACCAATTTCGGCAAAGTGGTTTTTTGGGTGGCCTTTACTCAAGCGATCGTTGAGCGGTGCATGACCTCAGTGCCTCAATCAACCAGTTACCAGAACCCTATGCACAATGTCCTTATCCAGATGAAATGGGCGACGTGTGACCGTGAAGGCCGCCTGATCCCCGCAAGTAATACGCATCTTGACCTGATTACCTTGGCGACTCTCACCATGGATCGGTTCGGCTTTGCGAGTGACGCGCCACGAATCGCTTTCGCCGCCTGACCGCGACCACCTGATCAATCAGGGGTGCCCGCTATGGGTACCCCTTTTTTTTGCCCGTGTAAGGCGATCAGGTGCCCGCTAGGGGTAAGGGTAGGGGGTACCCCTAAAAATAAGCTGAGGGGCTTTGTGTGATCCCTAGGGGGTACCCTCTTTTTCGGATAGTGTCAGGGGGTGCAATGTTCGGATCCCTAGGGGGGTACCCTCTTTTTTGTGTGCTTGCGGGTGATCGGGTGATGTGGGGGTACCCCTCTTTTTGCTGATGGGGCGAAAGCAACGTCAAGCAACGTCAAGCAATGGGGTACCGTCTTTTTTGCTGCTGGGGGGATCAGGTGACGCATTAAAACCCAGGAAAAACACCCGAAAAAATAATCAAAAAAATAATCCAATTTTGCTTGACGTCCTTTTTGATCGGTGGAATTATTTGAGGAAATTGACACAAAGTCAGTTTACTAACCACAAAACTAAAAAAAAATATGAGATACAAATACGTCATTGACTGCACGCCAGAAGGTAAATTTCACCTAACAGACACCCGCGACGGGATCTCGCATGAGATCGCCGAAAGGATTGCTGCTGTCCTCATTTCTTCGCAGGACACTTTATTTTCAACCAAGGCACGATTTGCCATTAATAGCGTTGACTGCGTAACAACCAAATAACCAAAACAAGAAAGGAAAATATATGAAGATCAAAGAACTGCGAGAGCTCATTGAGCACATGAACGAAGTACTGGGTACCCCTAAAGAGCCATACAAGAAAGTTGAGCGGGATGACGGCACCGTTGTATTAGAGGCTCAGGTCGGTTGCTATTACTTAGCGCAAGCGTACGGTGGGCACCAGATCCAGAGGATGGAGAACAACGGCGGCGGTTGCTCGTGCCCGCTCGGGTACGGGTACGTCAGTAAGCGAGAGCTAGGCGATAAGATCCACGACTTTCTCAGGGGGGTCACGGTCGGCAAGGGCGAATAATCCTCCAAAACCTCAAACCCTTGAGTGGGTGCCCCGAAACTGGGGTACCCCCTTTTTAGATAAATGAAAAAAGAATTTTACATAAAAGCAGATGGGGGCGTGCTTTACCGCACTACCTACGAGGGTGAGTCATGCCTTAACATAGGAACGGCTACCCCTTTGACTTGGAGCCGATACGAAACAGCTAGGAGGTGGCTAGATCTAGCCAAAGAGTTTGACAGATCGGCGGTAATAATTGAATCAAAATAAATAAAAACGGGGGTACCCCCAAAAACAGAAAGAAAAAAAATGTGCCTGATTATACATAAACCAAAAGGTAAACGGATACCCGCTGACATTATACAGCGAGCGAAATACATCAACCCGCACGGCTTCGGCATTACTTACCTTGACAGCGGCAAGACTCGCAAGATGACTTCCTACGGCAATATTGACCGAGTGCTCAGCACACCGCGTCCGCTTGTCTGTCATTTCAGATACGCCACGGTCGGAGCCATTGACACAAACAACATCCATCCATTCAACGTAAAGGGGGGTACCCTCATTTATAGCAACGGAACTGTTTCAGGGTTCGGGGATCGGGTGCGATCGGATATTGCTAGCATAGCTGATGACGTCCTGCCACGGCTCAACAGAAAAGACTGGGTACCCTTCTTAAGTATGACGGACACCCGTTTCGCTATTGTTGACACCGAGACAGGAGAAGTCCAGAGGGTCGGCAAGTGGCACGAGAGAGGGGGCATCTACTACTCAAAGGCCAATTGTTTTCCATCCTCGCACCGCGTAGCCGTTTACGGTACCCTGAAGGGGGGTTACGCAAACAGCGATTTAATCAACAGCCAGTTTTTCCTTGGTGGTGGGTTCACCAGTTCGGCCTACCCGCTTGAGGTGGAAGGCTTGCCATATCTGCATGATGTGGAGGGGGAGGGCTACAATGTTGAGGTGGAACTTTATGACGTAGATGATGAATGCCTTGATCGGCTGGACTCCCTAGAAGGGCACCCTAATTTCTACAAAAGAAGAGTTGTTGATATTCACACGGACGGGGGTACCCGAACAAAGGCTTGGGTTTACTTCATCCAGAACAGGCACTTAAAATATGACGCAAAACTGCATGAATCATATGATGGACAGGTTGGAGGCGAGGATATAATGCCGTACTAGCAAACAGGGGTACCCTAAGTGGGGTACCCCTTAAAATTTTATAAACAAAAGTCTTGCAATGACTTACAAAACACGTCACAACCAGATAATGGACTACAAAAAAATAATAAAAGAATACATTGATTACACCAAGGGCAACGCGCAGAGATGCGAAATGCTCTTTGAAGCGTTCGGGGATGTTCCCGAACCAACGGAGGAGGAGATGATTTTAATCTCAGAGGAGGCGCAAGAGGATCTCAAGGAACGAGCAAATCCTGAAATTAACCTCATTTGCACGGCCTTATATGTTCAATATAAATACCAGCAACTAAAGCGAGAGGAAGCACATGGAAACAGTTAGTTTTGAGCTAGAGAACTGCGAACTAAGACCGAACAGGTTTTTTGACGTAACGGGGTACGCCAATTTTAAAAAAATTGATTGCGAATCGGATAGCTATTACGGCAACAACATAGTAACCGAACGCTGGGAGGAATACGAGCTAGCGGAATTTGTTGTGGACTCCTTGACCTACTGGGGGGAGAACGGGGACTCGGAGGAAGGGCATAGGGTACCCCTTCGCGCCTTGGACTCCAAGGACTACGAAACCATTAAGGAGAAAATACCTCACTACACAGTACCTTAAGTTAACCATTCCTTAGGGTACCCATTCCTTAAGGTTTAAATCTTTTTTTATAAAAAAGAGAGGTACCTTAACGGATAAGTTCCTTAAGGAATACAGCCACAAAAATACGTGTCAAGAAAAAAGTTAGAGTTGACTTTCTTTGTGGTTGGGTTCCTCATGGCGACATCAATCCAGATCATAATTCACATAATAAAATAAAAAAATGAAAGTATACAAAATAAATACAGAGAAACTAAGAATAGAGGAAATGGATATTCCAATGGGCGGTTCCGAGGGCTGTCTTGACCACAAGCAGATGATTAAAGAAATTGGTTGCGATTTCTTTGATGTGGTTAGGATCGGGGACGGGGATTGTGTCTTTGTTGATGATGAGGGGCTACTAAGACAAGGGATCCAACCTTGCTTCTTCCTCAAGGGATACGATGCGCCTCTTGTCGGAAACGGTCTTGTCGTTGGATCAAATTATGAAGGGTCTTCGGAGGAGCCCAAAATAAGCATTGACAAGCTCAATCGTCTAATTAGTTTCGGAGCAGTACTCCTTGAAGGGGATAATAATAACAATAACTAAAAAAGAACATGGACAAAAATTTGAAGCTGTACACGTACCCCGAAGGCAAGGAAAACCTACAGGGGGAGGAAATCGTAAACGTGCTTAGTTCGTACGGTAGCTTTACTGATGCGTATGAGTGGGAGCTTAGTGACGGTGATGTATATTGCCGAAGAGTAAAAAAGGAGCTACCCCCAAGAAACAAGGAGGAGATACTGCAATACATCATTGACAAAAAATTGACCTGCGAGTGGGTGGTTGACGTTGATGGTGAGTATGTGAGCATTGAGGTATGGAATGCCTCCTCAATGTTAGTAAATTACCCGCTTGATGAGGATTGCACGAGTTCATTCATGGAAGCCGTTAATTATGTAATGGATCAGGACGAAACAGAACTGTAATGTTTGAGTCAGGCTATAACTCCAAGAAGATAAACACCTACGAGAAGTGGGTTGGTAAATCATGCTGGAGGGATGGCATGAAGAAGGAGGATAATTTCGGTAAGTTGATTAAGGCGATCTATAAAGATGTACGCAAGGCCAACAGAGAGGAGCAAAGGCGTCACGCTGATTGGGTTTGTGAGATCGGTACAATTGATGTCAAGGCAATAAAGGGGGTCACCCGTAGGGGGAAGCGGGACTCAGGCATCATTTGGGTTGAGTTCAAGAACTGTTACGGTTGCCACGGTTGGCTGTATGGCAAACAGGACTTCATAGCATTTGAGCAGCCTGATTGCTACATAATGGTACGAAGAAGGGATTTGTGCGAACTTAGTGAAATGTTGTGTAACCTTAATGATATTGTCACCCGACCTTCCGAAGCCTTATACAAGGGGTACACCCGAAAAAATAACAGGGACTTAATTTCAATGATAAAGACAGAGGATCTACTAACACTACAACATAGAAAGATACAAAAATAATGGCTCACTTCTACAATTGCAAAGACTTGCTGAACCCACAATTTGAGGAAAGTGTGGGTACCCCACATCAGGCAAAAAAGGCGGGTACCAAGGTTTACCCATCAGTTACCACTGTCCTTGGGATAGTTAAGGATGACTTCATTGATAGTATATACAAACCGAAAATGATTACCTCTCTTGCGAGGGAGTACCCCAATTTAGACTGGAGGGATATAGCTGACCTGACTTTCGGGACTAGGGAGCACCCCATCACTGGGGACACTATTTCTTCATCCGAGTTCGGGACTTCTGTTCACCACTGCATTGAGGGATTGGTAAATCACCGTTACCTTGGCGCAGAGGAAACTGTTCGCACCGATTGGGACGATTGGGCAATGCCATTCCTTCAATGGATTGATGAAGAGGGGGTCTCGCCAATAGCTTGCGAGAGTATAATATCCAACAACAGAATTAAGATAGCTGGGTCAATTGACTTCTTGGGACACGATAGTGAGGGTACCCTATTTCTTGCTGATTATAAGTGCCGCTCTAACACCAAGGGCAAAGCTAAGACCTACGCGAAGGATTGCGAGCAGTTAGCTATTGAAAGCTATATGATAATGAAGCAGCACAAGCTTGATTATTTGCCTCCTTGCAGATCCGTAATAATTGATTGCGATACAAAGCAGCACATCCATAGAGAATGGAGTGAGAGTGAGATGAAGTGGGGCATAGCAAATGCAAAGTTAGCCGCCAAGATTTACTGGAACAAGAGAATGAAACCAATCGTTAAATAAAATGGGACAATTAGAAAGCAATTGCGTAAGCTACTTTGATGGCTTGCGGACTAAGATGAAGAAAATCATGGCCGAGGCTGAGGCTATTGAAGCGGTGGACTCACTGATTGAATCCACGCCCAAGCGCACCAACGCTGGGAGAAAGATTAAAAAATTTGATGATTACTTTGAAGAAACAAAGGAGTTAATCAAAAGGGTTGATCAGGGTGAGACTTTTTACAAGTTGGGGTACGAGCTTGGGGTTGACCACAAGACTGTCAGAAACAGGGTAAGGAAGGTTAAGGCTTACCTGAAGGAATTAAATAAACCATAAGGACGAGCTATGAGGTTATGGCATACAGTGTTGGATAAGTACGGAGATGTAATATCTATCAACAATGGCTGGGCAACTGTACGATTTGACGGCGACAAGGGGGTTAATGGCTACGAGGTAGATGCCCCGTACATAAAATTGATTGAACAGGGCAAGGAGGAACTATGAGCGATACACTTGTAACTAACTACGATGAGATAGCGGAGCTGAAGGCACAGCTTGCTGAACTGCGCAAGGATAAGGAGCGACTGGACTGGTTGCTGGACGAGAATAGTTGTAATCACATTGAGCGAGGATGCTACAATCAGTGGGGGAACTGGCTTGGCAAGACACTCCATAACCGTTCTGACATTGACAAGGAGATGGAGGAACTATGAAAATAAATTTGTGGAGCATTTTTTTATCTTTGCGCTCCACAAGTCATTTTGTGGGGCGTCTACGCTCCATAAATACACTTTACCCTATGTCCTCTCCTTACCTCTTATCGGATATGCTGCACCACGCAGGTCATTCGCCTGCACAGCGAACCGATAATGTAAGTGATGACTACTCTCTGAAACAACAGGGAGCAGCGGAGTTGATCGCCGCTGGGGTGCCTTACCTTTAAACTAGCCAGTTAACTACCCAAATTTTGTCACAAGTTGAGGGGGTAATTTGTGACAAAAATACAGCCGAAATAAACCCTTAGTTGACTTCGGCGTCAACAATCTATGATAATATGCAGCAATACAAGATACGAACAACTCATGATGATATGCCAGAGGGCTATGAGGGCGTTTGGTACAAGTGGGCTCATAATGAATCAGATGCCATTGATCTACTACTCAAGAAAAAGAGGTCAAAAGATGGGACTTGCGTTTTCAAGAGGGGGAGTATTGGTAAGATAATATCAGTAACTGAACTATGAAATACTTACCCCAAAGCAAGATAAAGGAATACAGGGAGGCCAACAAACCAACTTGCTGTCCAATACTTTCCATTAAGACTGATGATTGGGTTGTTGACCACGATCACCAGACTGGGATGGTTCGGGGCGTTATTTCGCGCCAAGCCAATAGCCTACTTGGTAAGGTTGAAAATTTTTATTTAGGGATGTGTAAAGGTGATAAAGAATTTTTACCCGTAACGCTGGAAGCAATGTCAGCTTACTTGGAGCAAAGAGAAACCGAAATACTTCACCACGTAGGGCTTAAGCAATTAGTGAGAAAGTTCAAAAATAGCTTGACAAGTGCCGAACAAGTAAAGAGTTTAGTGGACATGGGTGCGGATCAGGAAGAACTTGATTCGTGCTCAAACCAGAAACAAAGGGCGGAGTTATTCCGCAAATTAACCAAAGCAAAATATGAGTAACAAAAATATACGTCAAAAACTGGGAGGTATTCAAGCCTCTCTAAAAGCACCCAAAGGCCAAGTTAACAAGTTCGGTGGTTATAACTACCGTTCTTGTGAGGACATCCTTACTGCGGTGAAGCCAATCCTCAATGAGTGGGGTTGTACCTTAGTCATTCAAGATGATGTCGTTGAAGTTAGCGGGCGGGTTTACGTGCGAGCTACTGCAACCCTAGCTGACAATGACAGCGAACTTATGATCTCAACCACCGCCTTTGCTCGGGAAGCTGAGGCAAAAAAGGGCATGGATGATGCACAAATCACTGGCAGCGCATCAAGCTACGCTCGCAAGTACGCGCTCAATGGGTTATTTGCTATTGATGATGTAAGAGATGCAGATGCTACAAATGATCACGGCAGGGTAAAACCCAATTCACAAACAAACCCATTTTAACCCATAATATAAATAATATGAGCAACCAATACATCAACTCAGGCGGTTTATTCGTTAATGACCGCAAGGAAAAAGAGAACCACCCCGATTACAACGGTAAGGTAACAGTGGACAAAGCTGGACTTTACTACCTAAAGGGTTGGAAGCGCACCACAAAGAATGGTCAACCTATGCTTAGCTTAGCACTTGAGTACGCTCCAGATGACAAGCAACCAAGCATTGAGGGTCAGCCATCCGCGCAGCCCAAAGCTCCTACGGATCCAGTAAACATTGAAGTTCCGTTTTAATGGATTTGAAGCCGCACGATAAGCTTTGGTGGGAAGAGTTCAGGAGGGATGAGATTGAGAAAATCTTGTTACTTACTGCAAACAAGAACGCTGACTACACTGGAGGTAGTTCTTGCAACAACCCATTTGAAAACTTTGACGGCAGCCAAGAATTCGGGGTACCCCCCATTGTTGGGGTTTGCCTACGGATGCAGGACAAGTTTCAGAGAGCCAAGGCATTTTGCTCTGACGGCAAACTAAAGGTAGATACGAATGGCGATCAGGTTAAGGACATCTTCCGAGACTTGATCGGTTATTCTCTTATCGTCCTTGGTATGCTGGAGAGGGACGCTTAAACAACAGCCCCCCTTGAGGAAATTGAGGGGGGTTTTATATCAAAATATATATGGAATCACTTAAAGAGTTGACTGACATTGCTGAAACTATTTTGTTTCAGACTAAGGACGCCAAGGGTAAGAAGGAGATGAACGTGTACCTTAACTCACTTGAGCAAATTATTAAACAGATAAAAAAGGAGATCAATGATACAGACGGAAGAAATAAGGGTACCCCATAACGAGGAAGCCGAACAAAAGATTGTAGCCACTTGCATTAACGCTGGGGACTCAAGCTGTTATGACCAAATAAGCGGATTAGTTTCCGTTGATGACTTTTACACCCTTCGCGGTAGGCTATTATTTAGCTCAATAAAGCACCTTTGTGATACGAATAAGCCCATAACGGAAGTGTCAGTTATGGAGCACCTGAAGTCAATCAGAGGTATGGATGAGGTTGGCGGTATGGCTGGGCTCCTTTCAGTTATGGATAGTGCCACAACTGAGCTTGATCTGAATTATTGTGCAAGGACAGTGGCGGAGAAGTCAAAGCTCCGCAACCTAATAAGGTCTTGTAAGAAGGCTCAGGAGAAGGCTGAATCAGAAACATCAACGGCTGATGATATATGCTTGGAGCTTGAGTCAGAGTTAGACGACGATAGAGTTGACTCAGAAGGTCTTACCCTATCTTCAGCTACCGATAGCATAGCCGAGGAGCTTGATGCCTTGGCGGACGGAACCTACGTAGCTGATGTGATAACTACCAACATTGGTAGGCTGGATGGGATGCTAGGCAGTGGCGGTATAGCCGCTGGGGAAGTGCTAACATTAGCAGCCCCTACTTCTTGCGGTAAATCCGCCCTAGCCCTCAACATAGCACTAAATGCAGCCAAAAGACAAAATAAGGGGGTAGGTATATTTTCTCTTGAAATGCCTAAAAAGCAGATAACAAAGAGACTACTCCAAACCCTATCAGGGATTAACTTCAAGACGATTGATAATACTGATGATGGGCGAGCTAGGGCGGATAAATTTAAAGCGCATAGCGAGGAGCTCAGCAAGATGAGTATCTTTACTTCGCATTCAGTGAAGAGTGCTGATGACTTAGCTTCGCAGGCTAGGAATATGGTTAAGAAGATGGGGGTAAAGCTACTCGTCATTGACTATTTACAGCTAATACCATTTGAGTCAAAGCGAATGAGCAAGGCTGAGGGCATTGCAAATATATCGCACAAGATTAAGCAAATAGCCCTTGATCTTGACGTAGCTATAATTCTACTAGCTCAGGTGAATAGAGAGGGTGCCAAGAGAGAGGGAGGTCTTAGCCTATATGACCTGAAGGACAGCGGGGATATTGAGAATGATGCTGATATTGTATTACTCATGTACCCTACTCAGGGTGATCCTGAACTGTCAAAGAAGGTTGACTCCATGGGAGCGTACACTGAGCTATTTTACAAGATAGCAAAGAACCGCGAAGGTGAGCGCGATATAGGTTGCTTCTTTAAGCACTACCATTGCGTAGGTAGGTTCATGTAGCCAAAAATTGGGGTACCCCTATTGACATTTAGTATAAGATGACTATGAATATATAAAAAATAAGGTAAGCTGTTCAGGTAACTGCCAGCAGAGAGTTTTCTTTCTTTCTCTCCGTTTAATCCCTTATTTCCCTACCCCCTCACGGGGGTGGGGTTTTTTATTGCACGGGCATCTGGGTTGGTTGTTGCTTATTTTGTTCTTGGATTGACTCCCTTTGATCCCTAATACTTTCCCTGAGCTCAGCTAAGTTAGCCGTAAGGAACGCATTAAACTCAGGTGACTCTTCAGCTTCACTGTTAGTTAGTGCCAAACCCTTTGCTGAAAGCAGGGTTCCACGAAGCAGTGCCGTCTGCAACTTATCGTAGCTTTCGGCTGATACGATATATTTAATTGGTATAGGTGAGTTGGCCTGAGCACTCATAATGATTGATGCGAACCTATCAGTCACTGGGGCGGTAACATTTCCTATCCATCCCCTAGCACCGCTTGCACCAACATTTACGCTCGCCCTAGCTCCCTTTTGGGCTACTTCCCCATCCATTGGACGAGATATATTTAGTAAGACGGTATTGGTCTTTACCAATCGGTCGTAACCCTCTCTACCGATTATGCTTGTGATTAGCTGCATATTTGACTCAAGCTGCTTAGCCATTTCAGACGGATCCCATAGGATATTTTTTGCGGGGCTCGCGGCTGACGTACCACCTTGAATGCCCTTTGAGTTGGATATGCGAACCAAGTCATAAAAAAGTGCACCTTGTAAATCATCAATCATTGATGGATTTGACTGCTTTAGCAGTGATATAAATTTATCCTGCTCGGCTGGGGTTGATGCTTTTAAGCCACTTAAGAATGTTTTTATTTGAACTCTATTTTTAGGTAAGGGCAACTTACCTTCATTCGCCATCTTCACCATGGACATGGATTGCTCTTTTAGCTTTCTATTAACAAGAATCTCCTCTTTCGCTATTCTTGCGGCTGATTCATTAGCTTCCTTTGTGGATGCATTCATCAACTTTTCAAAGGTTCTAGATGATACATCTGCAACTAAGTCATCCTTCTCCCCGATTAATTGTTGTAAATCCCTGAAAACTTCAACTTTAGCGTTCCATCCAGCCTCTCCAGTTTTTCTTTGGCCTGCCTTTTGACCTTCTGGCCATAGGGCTCTAATTACATCAAAGTCAGCTTCTGACATATTTGTAACCTTGCTTGGATTTATTGGTCTTCCAGCTACTAGACCCTTTTTTTGCAACCAATAGTTCCTGAGTATATTTTTTACCTCATCACCAGCTTTTGAAAGCGATAAAAACTCTTCTACAGTTCCACTGTTTTTCAGGATGTTATCCAGAACAACATCTGATTCTAAGTCAAAATCAGGTAAAGGGGCACCAGCCCCAGATGATCGTGCTGCCATTACGTCAGCGTAACCCTGCCCAGTCTTAGCTGAAAATAATTTTTCAACATCAAAGTACGGTAGGTACTCATCACGAAAAAATTGATTTGCATGTTCGTACTGAGCCACACCCTGAGGGTTTGCTGATGGGTTTTGTAGCATTTTATCCCTAAGTGCTACCAAATCATCCGTAAGTTGACGGTATTGGTTAGCGTCAAATCCAACAACAAATTGACCTCTTTTAGATTTCTCCTGAAGCTTTTGTATAATTTCAGTCAAGGATCTAAAATCTAGTTGCCCGCCAGCCTCAGCAAGCTCATCAAGACGCTTAATTGCAGTGTTTGCTGTATTCCTTGCATTGGCATTAATAATTGCAACCGATTCGTCATTTATGTCGGTTATTAGTTCCTTGCTTGATTTCCCAAGAACTTGATTGAAGTCATCAATCGGAATGCTTAAATCCCTTAGTAATTCATAAGCCTCTTCAAAATTTCTACTTTTAACTATACTTGTATCAACAAATTCACTTGCTAGTTTCTGCTGCGCGACAGAGCCCCCTACGCTTGGAGAAACATTAACACTTGGAAGCACATCATCTTGATACCTTGCAATCTGGGCATTAAAAGCGTCAATTGCTTCTTTCCTAGCTTTTTTTAAAGCATTTCTTTCAGAGGCACTTTTTGAAGCTGCTTTCTGCTGGTTGATTTCATCCAACCTAGCAAGAAGTTTATTTCTACTATCTTGTAGGCTTGCATTAATATGTTCCATTCCTTCGCGAAGCCCTCTCTCTGCGGCTTCTTGAGTATTACCAGAAGGATTAAATGCTTGTTGAAAATTTTCACCAGCTGATGATCGGTATGCGTTATTAGCTCTAGCTATGGCCCCTTCTGGGAATTTAAGCTCAATTTCTTTTGCCCGATTTGCTATTTCTAACCCTTGATTCATCCAAGGGGCGCGAGGTATATTTGATGAGTTATCCGCAATCTTTACAAAATCCTTCATTGATTGAGCAAATAAATCAGTACCCTCCTTGCCCATAAAACCCCACATAAACGCTCTAGGTACCTGCATCATAGCATAGTCAGTTACTGCCATAAGAGCAGCTTGTTTTGATCTCCTGCTTGCTATTTCTGGCAAATCGGCTTCTCCAAGGATATTTTTCTGAACAAGGTAATCTTGAGCAGCCCCAGTAACACCATAAGCAGCACCGCCCGCTACAGCAGACATAAGAGGGCCACCCGTCAAACCAACTATACCAGATACAACTGATGCTGCCGTTGGGATTGTTTCCCCAGCAAGATCCTGAACAAAATCAGCCACTTCAATCATGTTATTACCTTCTGGAAATTTCCATGCTGAATTTGCATCCTCTCTAAATAGAATTAAATCCTTACCATCTGATCTAAAGTGTTTAACATTTTCATCGCCAAACTTTTTACCCAGAAATGCAATTTGCTCAGGAACTGTTTGAAGGAAGGAATAAACAGACCTGTCAGAAATTCCAGTTCTAGCACCAAGGGAAAGTGTTCCAGTATCCATATATGGATTTGCGACAGCGGCTCTAGCCCAACTCGGCAAAGGTTTTGCTCTGGGAATATCCGTTGATAAACCATTATCAAGGTCAATTTTATCCTCAGGGACACGAAGTATCTTTGTTAGTTTATCTTTATAAAACTGATCGTACCACTCCTTTTTTGATAAACTGGTTGCTGGAACCTTTTCGTATTCCTCAGAAACAAATCCAGATTGACCATAAGGACTAACTGTTGGCGTTTTTACAAGAACTCTTTTTGTTGGGTAAGGAGCTCCCGCTGAAAGTTCAGTTATGGATTTAGCTTCTAACTCATCAAGGAAAAGATTTATTCTTTCTTCGGTTATTGGATTACCATCAGTTGAAGTTATGGTAAACTTTAATCCCCAATCTGTTTCTACATTGGCACTTAAATTTTGGCTCATAAATTTATTTTAATTAAATTCTACCTTAATGCCTTCACCGTAATAGCCTTCATCATTTGGACTTACGGGTGACTCATTGGGGTTTGATTTACCAAGAATCCTATCCTCTTGTTTAAATTCTTGTAAAACTTGTAGCTTAACACCGTTGTAAATTTCTTCAGGACTTAATAATGCACCGCTTAATATATCTTCGGTAACTGTGCCAGATAAAACTCTTTTGCTTAATGAGTTTTTATAAATTATTGTAGCCTCCAAAACATCAGCTAATCTTTTTAATCTTGCAATATTATTTTTGGACGGAAGGTTTGGATTATAGGATGCTTCTACTAATTGTCTTGCTTCTTTTTCAGTAAATTGAGCACCGAGCGTTTCTCTTAAACCTTGGAATACAACTCCTCGGACTATTTCAATTGCATTTTGTTTATTTGGATTAAAAATTCCTCGGAAAGTATCATCAATGGAGTTAAATCTAATTAAAGATAGAAAATTATCGCTTGGCGCACCAGTACTAATTTCGCCACTTTCAAGCATATTAATGACATCTCTATATGATTCTAAATTTCCTTGAGCTTGAATAGCACCCCCATTTTTAAGAGCAAGCCATGCGCCAGCCTCTTGCCCCATAGTGTCAAGTGCTCCTTTTTGAGCTGGCCCCAATCGGTCTAAAGGTGATGATGATTCAACGGTAGTAAAGCCAGTTGCAAAAAGGCTTCCGTCATCATTCATCGTACCTTTGTATTTTATACCTTTTTTCAGAGCCGCTGTAACCTCTTCTTGGGTAAGCGTTTTCCCTTCGCTGAAATCTTCTAATTTGTAAAGCTTTTCCCCTTTAGGATTAAACCCTGAAAATTCATAACCAAAATTTAATCCGTCCTCTTGAAGTGACTGCAATTCTGCTTCGGTTACAATATTTCTTCCTTCTGCGGCTTTACTTTGTGCTGTTAGCATATCTGCTACTGCTTTTTGCTGATTAGCACGAGCATTTGCCATCTGGGCTTGACGCTGCATTAGCAATCCTTGCTGCTCTACCGTAGCTGCTTGACGTTCCATAGCTAAAGCATTTTGCTTTTCGGTTGATTGTAAGAATGCAGAAACAACGGAAGATCCAGCAAGTGTACCACTACCTTTTTGTAACTTATCCCATTGCTTTCTAACCTCCTCTGGAGCACTATTAAGGGCTTCCTGTAGGTTAGGATTAGCTTGTAATGCAGCACTAATTACAGCCTCATTTTGATTGCGAAGCTGATTTGACTTTCGGTACTCATCAGCCTTCATAGCAACCTCTTGGCGTTTAGCCTGCTTGTCTGCTATCTTTTGATTGTGGGCATCTGTTTCTACCTGCTTAGCCATTTGCATATAAGGCAGGATAGATGTGTAATCAACTGTAGGTGCGCCAGTTCTTTGCTGGCTACTTCCAAATGTGCTTATTGCCATATCTTATAATTGTTTAATTTTAA